GTAGTTTCCTTTCTCTAGATGTTTAGTTGGAATAAATGGGAATTTTACTTTGTCAATGTACTTTTGTTTAAAGAGAAATTTACACTGATTCCAACAACCTATTTTACTTGGGGAGTATGTGTTCATTGATTTCCANGAAAGAAAGGAGACCGAAGTCTCCCCTCTAAGGTNAAAGATTGACTTTTATGAAAAATTCATAAAGAATCTATAAATGAATTAACATCATCTGCATCATCGTCCGGCTCAGATTCTTTCTTAGCCTTTTTTGCTGGCTTTTCGTCAGGAACCGGATCAGAAGGCAACGATTCTTTAACTTCTTCAAAATCGTNGTCGTCATCCACTTGCTGAATACCTAACTCAGCACCAAGTTTCTCCCTTGATTGTAATTGTGTTGGATAAGTTGACTCAGCAGGAAAGTTCTCAGTATCATGACACTCAGCCATAATAGCATCTAACTTTTCTTCACGTTCATCTTCGTCTAACTCACCAAACAATTCTGAAGGTGACTTGAACTTAGACATTGTATAAGTGTACTTGAATCCACCGGTTCCAGGAGTTGCTTTGTACAAGAAATCTGCTCCACCGTCTACATCATGTGGGTAGAAGATATTTTGTTCATCATCCAAATCATCAGTACTATCGTCCTGACCATAGTTGTTGACTGGCATACCCATTGCTACTGCGAGCATCTTTTGGATCATCGGTCCATAACTAAACAAAAATACCTTTCCTTCGTTGCTTGGATTGGCTGGGTCTTTTAGAACCAAGATGTTAGACACATACTTGAACTTTTGACGCATAGCATATCCACGATCTTTATCAACCTGGTGTGCTGATTTACGAAGTGCCCAAGATCGTTCACAAACTGGACAAGGATCGCCTAAGTCTTTTGAGCAATTTTCAATATACCATTTCTGGTTACCGTTTTGGTCAAAGTCAAATGCGTGTTCTGAGTGTTTTTTCCAAGGATTACCGGATTCAGGATCGGGAAGAAATCGAATGATTGCTGATCCTTTGTTGTTGTTGACACCAAGTTTCCAAAACCTTTTGTCAGTATAGTCTTTCTTTCCTGCAGCTTCTTTCTTCTGCATGTTTTCTTTGATTTTACCAAAATCGAACTTTTTCCTCATTTCATTTACCTTATTTGAGATTGGTGCAATTTATTAGAACCACTGGTTCAGATTGGAGCAAGCACTATTCCACCTTCATTTTCCTAGTGTTATTTATACTAGAAAAATTCTTCCAATGTAGAGGTAGACCTACATTGTTTAGTCATTCCTTTTTCAATAAATTCATTGGAAATTTTTGCCTTTAGAGGTTTATCAATTTCATTAATAATCTCTTCAGGATCAATATCTTTCAATTCGCAAAAATCAAGGAATGACTCAATATAAGACATCCCTGTGTCTGCTCTGAACAACTCTATTTGCTTTGTAATACCTTGCATATCTTTATCCTTAAAATATAATAATATCAAACACTAAAATTGATGTCAAATCACTCAGACTTGATGTATAATTTGGCTGTGAACCAAGAATCCCAATACATCCACTCTTTATCAGTTTTTAGCTTGGTTCTAATACCACCAGAGTTAGATACTTGAATATCCCAACGTTGGATATGTTGTTTCAAGCCATTAATACTGGCTATATTTTCTGGTACATCAGTCCACATAATTTTCCACTATACTAAATACTTCATTCCAATCTTCAAACGGAGTTCCGTATTCGCAATCTTTGTTATAATGTCTAACAGGATACAAAACCCGGAGCCCGTTGGCCGAAAAGAACTTGATTAATGACGGTTTGTCTTCTATAACAAACACTGGATTCATGTCTAAAATGGTTTGTTTCTTTTTATCCTCCCCAACACAGTGTATATTTTTTGGATTGAAGAATGGATGAAAGTTCTTGAATCTATCGTTCTCAAACTCTTTAGGTAAAGCCGTTACTAGTTGTACGTTGTGTTTTTTGTTCGTTAGAGTAACTAGAGTTCTGACAGCACCCTCAAAAAAAGGAAGACTAGCAATGTTACCACTAGCGTGGAATGCGTCCATTAGCATTGCTCTAGATTCGTATTCTTCTAGTGTATAACTCTTTTTATTCAATATAGCCCCTTCAGGCTCGTTTGGATAATTCTTTTTACACCAAGATTCAAAAGGTGTATAGAAATCAACTATACACCCATCACAGTCAGATATTATTAGCATTATCCCTCCAAAACATCAAATGCTTGCGACTGTTGATCTGCTTTTTCTTCCAGAATTTTGATTGTTTCGGAAATATCAGTTCCCTCCATTTTCTTGGCCTTGAGTCCAACTGCTGTCTTAAATACACTACCTAAAGTTTCGCAATTCACCTCAACATCAGAAGCGTATCCTTCAGTTTCTTGCTTGAGTGTTTCAATAGCACCTTGTTCATGCATAGCATCTTCTAGCAACTTTTCAAGTAATTCTCCTTTATCGGAAGGAGCACTATCGTGTGGATAAATTTCACTCCATTTATCGTTGAACTTATTTAAACTAGATTTTCCTGTGGGTTCTGCTTTTGCTGGATCAAAAGAAACACTAACACCCATTGAACTTAAAACGCCTTGGATTTGGCTTAAATCGCCTAGTTGTGAATACAATTTGACAGCAACGGCAAAATCTTGGAGTACTGTCATTAGTTTGCCCTTGGAAGTTTCATTAGGCACACCAGCGACAAAATACTTCCACTTCAATAATGACTTAAACTCTGCTGGTTTGCCCCCAAATGCGTATTGGTACAGTTTTGAGTAAGCACCAATATTAGGTTTGTGGGTATTCTTTACATCAATAGCAATTTCTGCTGCTGCTTGTACTTTTTCTTCAAAAATTTCTGGTTGTTTCATCTTTACCTATACGTAATGTTTCGTGTTTGGGCCTGCCAAATAGCACATTCAGCAGCTTCTTGTCGGGTACTAAACTCCGTACTATATGCTTTATCTGAAGATGGCGTTGCACCATCTTTTACCTGCTCAACAGTAACCATTGATCGGTCATTGTTTGGATATACAACTACAAATTTGTCTGGCATTACTTACCTCTAATAATTGCCTTCAATTGATTCCTTCGGGCTTTTAAGTCTTCATATTCTTCTTGAGCCTCGTCATCATCTGGATTAGACTTAGCGGTCCGTTTTGATTCGTAGTAAATACCAGTGATTTTATCAAGTTCCATTTTTGCTTGAACCTTGGTGATTTGAGTCTTGTTTTGTTGTACTTGCTCCGCTAGGGCTTTTTGAGCAATATACCAATCAATACCACCAACCATAACCGCTAAAAAGCCCGCCACCGTAATAACTCTTGATACATTTTCCTTAATCCAATTCATTCATTACCTCTTTGTTTTATTGTTATTATAATTATTTTATCAAAAACATTTATTGATGTCAAATCTCGTCAGTCATGCTAACAATATTTTGGCATTCGTTTATGAATGCCATTGTTAACAAATTACTTCCAATTACACTCCTATCATTAATTAACATTGGCATTATATTACCACCTTCATTTCTTTCTTGAATACTGCAAAGGGCACTTTACCTCCCATGTGTTGAGTACCAAACGTGCTAGCATAACCAATTATACTACCACTACATCTAGGACATTTCTCAATAACCTTTCCAGTGTACTGTCCACAAATTTCACATCGTAATGACTTGATGTCAAAATGTGCAGTTTCTTGTTCTATTTCTTGGTACGTTTTGTTCTTAGTGTCCCCAATGATAAAATCCAGGACGTGAGTTGTTCTACAATTGTGAATAGTACAATAATCATTAGGAACCCAATCATTGCAGCCTGAGCAAAAATACGATGGATCATAATTCATTTTAGAGGGATTTTGATATTATAGAGTTCACCAGGTATTTGCTTTGTTTCGTCATAGTAATCATTATTAGCAAATAAAGCACAATTCTTCTTGGCAGCATGGTCCTTCTTCGTAAAATAAAGTGCATCTAGAACTTCACCAATTGACACCTCAGGCAAGGGGCTTTTCTTCAATCTTTCTAAAAGATAGAAGAATCCAGCCCTTTCCCCATCAGGAAGTTCAGCAAGCAAATCATTAAGGTCTATCTTAGCCATTAAGAATCCCCTTGTGATTTGAGTAAATTGAGTAACTTCATATTTTCATATTCTTGGGGGTGGACTAAAATACCAGCAATACCTGTTTCTTCGTCTAGGATTTTAATTTGCTGGTTGTTTTTTAGACATGCTAGCTCATTCTCAAAAGCATTTAGAGACATATCCTGGATTTGATGTACCGTTAGAAGTTTCATTTAATTTCCTTAATTGGCTTAGTGAATGGCAAATCCTGTACCGTAGGATTTTTCAATTCTTGAGATAATTGATGCGACCTATATGCTAACCATCGCTGTTAAAAGGTCAATTTTCCACCAATCATACATAATATCGTTTGGATACCAAGCTAACTCAGGAAAGGGATTATTGTCTTTAGAGTATTTCATGGCTGGATATTCTACATATAAGCCTAAATATTTTTCCCAATCTCTTCTAGACACTAATCGGTACTCATTTGAGGCAATACTTTTGAGTAATTTGTCATACTTGAAGAAATCCTTAGGTTCAACCATAACGTGAGGGTTCTCCACTATCTGGTCATCGAACCATTCAGGGATAGTTTCTTCTTTGGCAATACCCAATACTTTTTCTTCAATACACATTAGTTTTCTCTTATCAATAATTCTTTGATAATACTACTGGCTAATTTCATATCAACGTCTGTTCTAGTTTTCAATTTGCCCATCACCTTACCCATATCTCGCATAGTAGATGCCGAAACTTCCTTGATTGTCTCTTGGACTAGTGTCTTTGTTTGGATTGCTCCCAATTGCTTAGGGAGTAATTTTGTAAGGGAAGCAGCGTCTTGGTAATTTTTTACACTTTCGACATATTCTGGACCGTATTGTTTACAATACGCTGCAGCTGATTCTTCTCGTTCAGCAATTTCCTTTTTGATAAAACCAGTCTGGACGACATCTGTAATCTCATTGCCTTTCTTGGCACCAAGATAAGTTCCTTCTTTGGTCTTGACTGATCTATATGCTGTTAGAGCAATCTTATCTTTGGATTGCATTGCTTCTTTGATAAGTGTAGTCCAGTTAACCATTCGTTTCCTTTGTTTCGTTTTGTTCAAGATACTCTGAAATAATGTGCTCAATAAGTTCATCCATAGACATCTTCTTTTCTTTTGCTAATTCCACTAGTTGATTATATAGGACCTTTGGAATATCAAAGGAAACTTCAACTTTACCTCGTTTATTCAATAATTTTCGTTCTACTTCTTTTCGTTTACGGTACTCTTTCATTCTTTACCTTTTTTGTCAAAACAATTTTATCTTCTTTTTTACTTAGTACCAAGGTGTCGCCTTCATTCCAATTCAATGACTTTAGAATATCTTCATCTAACGGCAAAATCAAGTCATCAGAATTGGGTACAGGCAAAAGTTCAACGGTCTTTTTCATTTTACACACCTTCTGTAATTAGTCGTTCACTCAAAGAGCACCGACACGCTTTTTTAATAAAATCTAAATTACTACTCAATTTGATAATTACAATATAATACTACCAAATGGTACTGGAAGAACCGAATAGTTTGAGGATTTTATTCTTCCAGAATTAAAATAGATTATAAAGACATAGACATCCTTAACGATTCCTGCGCTCTATTTAAAGTATCGGTAGTATTTTTATCTGTTCGTATTTCAATAAACCGAGGGTGGGAAAGGGCAAAATGATTATTATTTCTACCCTTAGTCAAATCATTTGCTTCAACTTCCATGACAACTCCGATCAATTCATCTCTTCTGGTGTTGAAATCCTCCAACTGAGCCTCGGTAAAACCTGAAGTACTCCCAACAATCAAACCATCATCAGTTTGAAATTCAATTGCACCAAAAGTTTTCTCTCGTTTCGTTCCAGGTTTTCCTTCTTTAAAGCCTGTAATTCTAACATCAACCGAAAAGGCCAACTTGATTTTTAAAGCCTCTCTGCTTGTTCCGTCCTTCCATGTCATATTTTGCGATTTGATTACGGTACCTTCATCGCCTCTCGCAGTCACCTCTTGAAAGTGTTCATATGCCTCTTTCATAGAATTAACTACTCTAGTCTCAACCACTGAAATCCTGTTACACTTAGCAGGATCAACTAAAAATGTCAATTCCTTGAATCTATCAAAATATTTTGAAGTTCCTTTCTTTTGGTTGTACTCTTGAGCATCAACCATGTCCCAGATAGTAAATCTAACATTTTCATTGATCTCGTCTGGATCGTGAGATTTTGATCCTTTGGATAAAGAAATAATAAGACCATTACCTTCTGCTCTATCAGTTACTCCATCAATAGTCAACTCGCCTAGAAAAACAACTGGACGGTCAATCTTAAGAGCAAGTACTTCCTCTTTCAACTTAGGAAAGAAATCTTCATTACCAGAACGACTCATAAAAGTCACTTGCTCGCCGTCTACAAGACAAGACCGATATGAACCGTCCATCTTCAATTGTGAGTAAACACCCTTGGTGAAGTCCATATTCTTCTTGATATTTTTTTCGGTGCCAATATCACATCGCTGATAAGGAGGTTTAACAATCAATTTAGGAAACACCTTGTTGATGCTGCTTTGTCCCATATTGATCTTCAAGTCCCGACCAATAACCTTNGCAATAACATCTGCATCGTTTGCCGATAACTCAGTCATTACTTGCTTGAGTTGTTCTAATGCCTCATTACCGGTGACAGTCCGTGTATTTAGCATTTTGCTCTAAGAAACTCAGACCGTACTCTAAATCAAAAGAACCTTTGTTTTCAGTCACCGGTAGCATCTTTCTGATTCCAAACGTATATGACACCTTGTCATAAGCCATCTTAAGAACCAACTTTAGTAACTCGTTGTCTTTATACTTACGCAAGACAGCCATCTTGTAGTTGCTTCCGTTTTCTTGGTTTAGTTCTTGTAAAATTTGGTAAATACTCATATTGTCTCCTAATTGTTGTTATATCTTATTATAACAAATTGTATATGAGATGTCAAGAATTTTATTAAAAATTACTGGCCACAAAATGCAGCCAGTACTTTTATTTTGAAGCTTCGTATTTAGCATTGATATACAAAACCAAATCATCGATATTTGGATCAAAACTTCGACTTCGTGCTACGATATCTAACAACGTATAGTTATCCAAAGTACTTTCTAATTCCAACCAATATTTTTCAAATTCAGTTTTTACCAAATCGTATTTTTTATCAAACCGGTGTTGAATAACTTTTGGCAAGCGACCTTTGACAGTTCCGTATGAACCCCTGTCTTTTTTTATGATGTTTGATGTAGCAATCATTTTACGAAGTCTAGGATCATTGATTTGTTTTCCTGCTTTTTCCCAAAAATTTGTCAAATTTGCAAACCGATGGTTATTAACACCACTCAATATATATTGACGGTAAAATGCTTTCGGGACGTTATACCCGTCTACAAAATCCTCAAAGGTGATAAAATTGTCATCATCCACAATTTTCTTAATATCTTGAACACCAATACCAGCAAAAACCGTATTAGTATAAATATCATATTTTTTATTCATACTAATCAAACTGTGAATATTATCAACATATTGTTTACGTTCTTTTGACAAGAAGTAAACAATCTTAGTAGTATTACTTGCTGTATTAACAACTAATCGATTTCTGAATGAAACACTACCACGATTAATAGTGCGAATACTAACTTCGGTTTTAGCCTTAGTATTATTAGACTTTCTTTTTTTTCTATCGGTTTTTTGTTTTTCAGGTAAAGGAAAAGCATCAAGAGTTTTAACATTAAAGTCTTCTTGAAAAGAAGCCCAAGCAGTTTTCATTAATTGAGTTCTATTAATGTCTCTACTCAACTCAAACGAAGTAGGAAATTTTTCGGTTACATACAACGGTTTTAGACCTTTGGCCATCGCAATCTTAAGCCGTTTGTTAGTAAGGTGAACACTTTCCTCTGGTACAGAAACATAAAGACTATCAAAATCATCCAAAGATATACTATAATTGTGGTTTTTTTTCAATGATCCGGCTTTAGTCAATCGGCAACGGTTGATACTAATATTTCTAAATACAGACGAGCTGAATGTTTCCCGTTGAGCATTGTACTCATACAAATCCTTGAACATAGTATCTTTACCTAATTCCCAATGGATATGTTTTTGGTGAGCAGCAGCAAAGTCATTGAAATTTTTCACTGCTGCAAATGTTTTCACAGCATCGGAAGTAATTTTGTTACTCTCAACATCTAAGATACTCTCAATGGCTTTGATATTGTCATTATCGGTACTGATGCCTTCACGACTAGCAGCAACTCGGATCAATCCATTATCAACAAACACAACATTTGTAGCACGTGCACCGGTAATATTACGAAAGAATTTTTCAATTGTATTACTTCTATACATTAGACTTGAATCAATCTCATAAGGAATTCCATCAATGACTAAGCAATTGTGAGGGATATTTGCTTTGTGCATAATATATGCAGTATTTGACAAATCTAAAAACAATTTAGTTTTGTCACTCAAATCAATTACATCACCGTCACTGAATTCAGGCATTAATACTTCAGAGGTTTCAATTTCTTCATTACTATACTTCCAAAAGAAAGTACTTCTTAAAATAGCCTGAGCAAATTGAGAATGATCACCGTATGTAATATCAATAGAAATTTTGGTTCCACTGGCTTCGTCAGACGGCAACTCAGATAGTAAATTCAATTGACCTGAATTTTTGTCATCAATAATCGCTTCATAAACACGTTCAATCCCTTTACAAATAGACGTGATAGTGAATTTATCTGTATAAGCCCAAGCCGACTTGGCACCAATACCAAAACCACCTGTTTGTCCGTCATTGCCTGTTTTTGTTGTGTTCCCGTACTTGATAAACACGTTTTCAATTAATTCAGGACTCAAACCAGGACCAAAATCACGTACAGCAAATACATTGCTTGAAATAGTTGGTACTTGTACCTTAATTTTTTTGGTTACACCAGCTTCTCGGTGGGCATCTCTAGCATTTGAGATGTATTCTTGTACTAGTGTCTGAATTGGGTGCTTGTAAATATTGTTTCTAAGCAACTCAATAATCTTTGATGTATCACCTAAACTGAAACTACTCATAATATCTCCTTTGATTTATATACTCAGTATATCACAACCATCCAAGGTGTCAAGCTATTTTGATGGGGAATTTGTTTGTTTTGTTATACTGTATGAAATAACAGTCCCAGTTCGCTCTTACAATAAACAAAATTCGTTTGAATATATTCATTGTTATTTCTATGAAACGGTTAATAATTTAAAGTCATGG